CCTGGAGTTCCATTTGTAGTTACACCTGTAGTGTAAGCTGTATTTTTAGCAGCATCTAAATAAAATCTTAATGGGTGTCCATTATTTGTAGAATCTGATTGATCAAATCTATAACTATATTTGTAAGAAGAATCAGCACCTGAAAAAGTAATTACAGGAGCTTCTATTCCACCTAAATAATAAGCGTTTGAGGAACCTTGACCGGAGTAAGGATGTCTAGCTGTTTTACTTGCAACCTTAACAGTAATTACTGTAGGAACGGATGCTGAACCATATTCTACTGGGTTAGGTAAATTAGCTATTGTTGCTGGTAGTGTACAAAATACATCTTTAGTTCCTGAACCAAAATTAACAGCACCATCTGAATTGGAAGAAGATATAATAGAACTTCTAGTTAACGTAGTACTATTAGCATTTAAGGTACCCAGACCAACTTCAAATTCAGCTGTTCCACCATTAAATATTGCATAGTAAGTTGTGTTACTATTTCCTATGCCTTGAGCAAAAGTTTCAAATCCAGTAATAGCACTAGCAAAAGTTATTACTCCAGTTCCTGTAGTAGTAGTTGTTTGTTTTACTCTATCATTTAAAACTAAAGCCATTTATTTTATCCTTATGCCATGCTTATAATTGCATTAGCCGGTGTACTTGGATTAGGGAATGAAATTACAAACGAACCATTAGTGGCAGTTTTATTTCCTCCGAAATCTAATACAACACATAATTTATCTCCATTGGTATCATTGTAGATAGCGGCACTATTTGCAGTAAAGGTAGCGTTGGTAAGTGTTGAATCAGTAAAATCAACAGATGCTACTGCAGTACCTGAAGCAACTGCTTGCCCTGCTAAAACTTTTCCTGCTGTTGTGTATCCAGTATTATTAGCACTTACTTCATTAGTAGTTTGATATACTGTGCTTGAAGTACTGTATGCAGCAAATGATGTATACAAAGCTATTTTAAAAGAGTTTCCTCCATTTGCGAAATTGTGTGTTCCCGACAAGAGTTCTCCTCTAAATGCGAACGGTATTATATTTGCCATATTATTTTTCCTTTATTTAATTTGTTCCATAACTTGATGGTGGTTTAGATTTTATTTGTTGACGAATCATTCCATCTTCATATTCGTCTCTGCGTCTGTAACCAATTTGTTCAGTTGCGTACGTGGTAAGGGCATTTTGATAAAGCCCTTGGTAATATTGTATCATATCCTGTGGACCTTTCAAGTAACCAAATGTGTTTATCAGACAACTATATAAAAGTAAATCTTGATATTTATTAGATAAATATGTTCCATTTGTAGAGGCTGGAGCTCCTGTTGGTTGTGTTGTATTGGTTATGCTGACATTTTCTTTATTATATGCCATTGTAATTTCATAAGTTTTATCAGGGGTGGGAGCTACTAACCAGAAAGACTCATCCCAATTTCCATAATATCTTGGTATATCTACTGCTGAAGTTCCAGGGGTAGAGTAATACTCAGCCATGAAACTAGGATCTCTTTGTTCTAAATAAAATTGCTCACCATTAGAGTTTTTAAGTTGAACATAATTAATTGATCTTAAATCATCAGGTATAGTTACATATTTATTGCCAACAATTAAACTAGATGTTGCGTAATGTGCATTCTGATCTGTAGGTACAGCTCTTATAATTGTATTCTCTGCATTTATAATAATATTTTTTAAGATATTATCTGTTAATACAGTGTCTGATACTTCTGTATAACTTCTAATATCTGATTGTAAATTTGCTAAAGTGTATGCCAT